GATAAAGACTATAAACAATTCCCAGCTTTGATTTACAATTATCATTACAAGCATCAAGTTGTTTTAGATATATCAGAAGATGAAGCTATGTATAATTTTTATGAGCAATGTATTGTTGGAGATACTGCTGACAATGTAAACTACTTTAAGGGTAAAGGTGTTAAGTTTGCAGAGAAATACTTTACAGACTGCACAACAAAATATCAATACACAAAAAAGTTATACGAATTATTTAAAGAACAATATAAAGGTAAGGCAAGACAGAAATATACTGAATGTTATAACTTATTAAAACTAAGAACAGAATAAAGAAACTAAACCTATAAATGTGAATAAAGAATATAAAAACTTGGTAGATGATTTGCAGTATTATTATGAATTAGATTTAGACAATTGTCTAATGAAGAATAAAGATTGGATAAAAACAATAGCTTTATTAATGACTAATAAAGATTATAAGACAAAAATATTAAAAGAAATAGCAGATTATAAATTAATAAGAGAATAAAATATAAAACTAAGAAGAAATTAATATGAAACACGAAATTGAATTACAAATGATAAAAGATTATGTAGACAAATGTGCTGGATATGATATATCAGATAAAAGACGAGATGCTGAAATTGTAAAGTTTAGAACTTTGTATTTTAAATTAGCAAAACAAACTACACATTGGAGTTTACAAAAAATTGCTAATATGGTTAATAGAAACCACGCAACAGTATTACACGCTCAAAATAAGTTATTTGCTGAAATAAGTAAAGATAGAGAAATGATTAAATTATATAGGTACTATAAAAAAGTTATATTAAAGCACCAAGAAAGCCAAGTTTATGAGGATGAATGCTATAATAAACTGCAAGATAAATATAACCAATCGCTAATACAAAATGAAGCTTTAAATCAAATGCTTAAAAAAGATGGTTTAACAGAAAATGAAATGAATTACAGACAATTAGATTTTAAAGAAAAAGAATCTTATGATGAACGTGCTGCATTAGTTATAAAGAGTTTTAAATGGAAAGCAAGGAACGAAGAAGCTGAAGTTATATCTTGTGGAGGTGGATTAGATTCACGAGGAATATTATAATTATGGGATGGGAATTAGAAATATCATTACATTATCCACATAACAAATTTATGTTAGGCTGGGAGGTTTTACAACCAGATATGGAATTTAATTATACGACTATAAAGCTATCATTATTTATAGTTACTTTTACTTTAGACTTTTAATATGAAAAAGATAATACAAAAGATGCAGCAGCTAATTGATAAACTTCCTAAAGGAGAAAGAAGAAAAGAATTATTTAAAAAGCTTATTAAATTAAAGTTAGGTAAAAAAACAAATTAAATACGTTATATATATGGAGTTAGTAAAGATTAATAAGGTAAAAGCAAATGAAACAAATCCTCGTTTAATTAAAGATAGTAAGTTTAAAAAACTTGTAACTTCAATTAAAGAATTTCCAGAGATGTTAAAACTACGACCTATTGTAGTTAATAAAGATATGGTTGTGCTGGGTGGTAATATGAGATTAAAGGCTTGTAAAGAAGCTGGGCTTAAAGAAGTGTATATTTTAAAAGCAGATGATTTAACAGAGGAACAACAAAAAGAATTTATTGTAAAAGATAATGTAGGCTTTGGAGAATGGGATTGGGATATATTAGCAAATGAATGGGATGTAAATAAATTAGAAGATTGGGGATTAGATGGTTTTCCTTTTGAAGAAGAAGAAGAAAAAGAATTAAAAGATATATCTGATTCTATTGAAAGTTCTTTTAGGGTAGAAATTGAATTAGAAAATGAAGAAGAACAAGAAAAATTATATAACGAATTAATAAATAAAGGATATATATGCCGAATTTTGACATTATAAAAAAAAATAAAACTGATTTAACATTTAGAGTTTCATCTATTATTGGAAAATTTGATTTACAATCTAATGAATCAACAGAACATTTTAAAGGAAAAATAGATTTATCTAATAATTGGAAAATAGGTTTAATTGTAGGAAAAAGTGGTAGTGGTAAAACCACCATAGCAAAACAATTATTTGAAGATTCATATATTACTAAATTTGAATATACAAATAAATCTATTTTAGATGATATGCCTAATTGGTGTTCTATTTCAGATATTACAAATGCTTTTAATTCTGTTGGTTTTTCAAGTCCTCCAAGTTGGTTAAAATCTTATTCTGTTTTATCAAATGGTGAAAAAATGAGATGTGATTTAGCAAGGTCTATATTGGAAAAAAATGAAATGATTGTTTTTGATGAATTCACAAGTGTTTTAGATAGAAATGTTGCTAAAATAGGAAGTTTTGCAATACAAAAAGCAATAAGAAAAAGTGATAAAAAATTTATTGCTGTTGGTTGTCATTATGATGTAGAAGATTGGTTGATGCCAGATTGGGTTTTTAATACAGATACTATGACCTTTCATTCATTTGAAGGGCAAAAAAAAAATAGACCCGAAATTAAATTCAACATATATAAAGCAAAAAATAAATCAATTTGGGGAATGTTTGCTAAACATCACTATTTAAGTCATACTCACAATAATGCAGCACACGTTTATTTAGCAACTATAAATAATCAAATAGCTGGTTTTTTAAGTGTTTTGCATTTACCTCATCCACACGTTAAAAACATTAAAAAAGTTCATAGATTGGTAATATTACCAGATTATCAAGGAGCTGGATTTGGTATTAAGTTTTTAAATGAAATTGGGAAAATATATAAAAAACAAAATTATAGATATAGTATTGTTACATCAGCACCAAGTTTAATATATGCTTTAAAAAAATCTAATAAATGGATGTGTAAAAATTTTGGAAGATTAAAAGGTGGTGGTACTGGATTGTTACACGGAAAAAATAGTAAATCAACTTCAAATTCTAAAAACAGAATTACAGCATCATTTGAAATGAAATAAATAAAAAAATATGAACGAAAGTAGACACATAAAAAAGGAATCACTATTAAAAGCATTAGAGCAAAGTTTAGGGGTGGTTACAGTAGCTTGTAAGAAAGCAGATATACCAAGAAGCACATACTACAAATGGTTAAAAGAAGATGAGGTATTTGCAAAGGAAGTTAAGGATATTGAAAATGTAGCTTTAGACTTTGCTGAATCACAATTACATAAACAAATATCTGAAAACTCAACTGCTGCTACGATATTCTATTTAAAAACAAAAGGTAAAAAAAGAGGTTATATTGAACGTCAAGAAATAACTGGTGCAGATGGAATGCCTACAAACTTTCAAATAGAGATAATTGACAAAACTGAAGATACAGACAAATAAGGTTTACAAGCATTTATCTAATACAGATAAAAAGATTGTAGTTGAACAAGGTGGAACAAGAAGTGGTAAAACATACAATATCCTCCTTTGGATTATATTTGAATACTGCACAAACAATAACAATAAGATTATAACTATATGTCGTAAATCATTTCCAAGTTTACGTGCTACTGTTATGAGAGATTTTATAACTATTCTACAAGAGTATAAATGCTATTCTGAAACCTTTCATAATAAATCTAATTCTGAATATAACCTATTTGGAAACCTTGTTGAATTTATATCTTTAGACCAGCCACAAAAAGTAAGGGGACGTAAAAGAGATTTACTATTTGTAAATGAAGGTAATGAATTGTATTATGAAGATATGCAGCAGTTACTATTTAGAACGCAAGATAGGATAGTATTAGATTTTAATCCATCAGATGAATACCATTGGATATATGATAAATTAATACCAAGAGATGATTGTGAGTTTTTTAAAACAACTTACTTAGACAACCCATTTATTGAAGATAGCATTAAAAGGGAAATAGAACTGCTTAAAGATACCGATGAACAGTATTGGCAGATATATGGATTAGGAGAAAGAGCAGCCAGCAGAAGCACTATATTTAAGTATGTTGAGGTTAATCAAATACCACAAGATGCAAACTTAGTTGCTTATGGAATGGATTTTGGATATACCAATGACCCTACAACTTTTGTAGCGGTTTATAGTGAAGGTCATAACTTATATATACAAGAGCATTTATATAGAACGCAAATGACCACTAATGATATTAATGTCTTTTTAAGGGATTTAAAACTTACAAGCAACCCAATCTATGCTGACAGTGCTGAACCAAGATTAATTAGTGAACTAAGAAAGATGGGACACAATATATTCCCAAGCATAAAAGGAAAGGATTCAATTAATGCTGGTATTGATTTACTTAAAAGATATAAGATACATATAATGGCAACCTCAACAAATGCTATAAGTGAATTTAGAAACTATAAATGGAAGGAAGATAAAGCTGGTATGCTTACAAATTCTCCAGAGGATAAAAATAATCACATTATTGACCCTTGCAGATATGCAACTTACTCTATTTTAAGCAGACCAAACTTTGGTAAATACGCACTACATTAAAAATAATTTAAAAATAAGTTATTAAAAGTATTGTTTATAAGTAAAAAGGTTTTATATTTGTGTAACAATAAAAACAGAAATTATGACTAAAAAAAC